TAGCCGCACGCCGCATGCTTGGCCTACCGCCCGGACCACTTCGAATGACCGTTCGACCTGCTGGGTAGTCTCACACCCGTGCAGCACCTCCCACCGTCGGTACGCCTACCAGGCCACTACGCCAAGGTAGGGCTACTGCTGGAGTGGAAGCTTTCACCAGGCGGTGTCTGGTACGCCCTGGTCGAGTACACCGAGATCGTGCCCGGCTTCAGAGGCGGACTCGACCCGCACCAGTCCTGGTTCCCCGCCTCCCAGGTCGAGAAGATCCCAGGCGAGGACTACAGCCGCGTACCGAAGACCCGAGCCTAAGATCAACCCGTGCGGGAAGAACAGTCCGTCATGGACCCCGTCACCCTCCTGGCCCTCCTTGCCCTCGCTGCCGGCATCCTGCTCGCCCTCACGCAGAAGGTGTGGCCTGCAGCGCTCCTGTGCAGCGGCCTGTTCATGGCGGTCCTCGCCGACGCTGGCCTCATCGTGACGTAGCGGAGGGCTCGCACCAAACAAAATCGAGCCCGACCCATCCAGAACCCTGCGGCTTGATCACCGCAGGTTAGACGGCCCCGAGTGTCCCCGGACTCGGGGCCGTCGCCATACCGGGGAGACCCCTTGAACTCTGAAGCACTCCGCGCTGAGATCGCCCGCCTCCGAGCCGGCGAAGCCGAGACTCCAGCCGAGGAGGGCGTGAACCCGACGCCTGCCCAGTGGATCCGCAAGTGGAACGACAGCACAGCCGAACAGCGGCTCAAATGGGCTGCCCTCATCCTCGACCACGCCGAACAGGTAGCGCGCTGCTTCCAACTCGACCACGAAGGGCGCCTGGCTGACGTTGACACCCTCATGTCAGCACTCCGCCGCCCTGGCCTCTACCTGTCTGGAGACGAGGACGGCGGTATCGGCCTCCACTGCCACGACCATCACGATGGCGGACGTCCGCTCGCCTACTACAGCCACGTCGGATACCACTCGCTCTACGCCGACGATCCCCACGTCGCCTGCGTGACCACCATCCCCAGCCTTTGGGCTGAAGTGGTCAAGCACCTGACGGCGTCCCACTCCGCAGAGGTCGCATCATGACAGGTGCCTCTGGCGAGCCCCATCGTGACAGTCGGTGCTGTGATGGGCCGTACTGCCACGGCAGGAAGAGAGACGGCTCAGGCGGCTACTGCCACCGCCCTCCCGGTTGGGGAACGAGCCATGCAGGGACGGGGGCGTGCAAGTTGCACGGCGGTGGCGCGGAGAGCCACAAGGTCGCCGCACAGGCAACTCTGGCCCGTCAGGCGGTTGCCACGTACGGCCTGCCTCGCGAGGTCGACCCGGGAACCGCTCTCCTGGAAGAGGTTCACCGGACCGCCGGCCACGTCGCCTGGCTCAGCGAGGTCGTGGCCGAACTGGACCGCGACGAGCTCGTGTGGGGCGTCACCGAAGAGGTGGACCGCGGCGCCGGCGAGTTCACGGGAACGGACACGACATCGGCGGCGAAGCCGAACGTGTGGCTGGACCTGTATCACCGGGAGCGCAAGCACCTGACGGACGTGTGCAAGGCCGCTCTCGCCGCTGGTATCGCCGAGCGTCAGGTGCGCCTGGCTGAGCAGCAGGGCGCTCTCATCGTGGGCCTGCTGCAGCGGATCTTCGACGACCTCAACCTGACTGCGGAGCAGCGGGCACTGATCCCTACTGTGGTGCCCCGGCATCTCCGGTCGGTCTCGTAGCGGTGCGTGAGATTCGCGTCTTACCCGCTGGTGGCCGAACCCAAGATCGATCAAGGGATGCCCAGGTCGGCTACTCCGGTCAGTCACGGAGTGTGAGGTGCGGGCATGACCCTGACGGCCTGGGAGCATGCCGCGCGCGCGTTCGAGCCGCCGCCCGTCTCCCCGTACCGCAACGATCCCGAAGGATGGGCTCGCGCCCGGCTCGGCGTTCACCTGTGGAGCAAGCAGCAAGAGATCGCCCGGTCGGTGGTCGAGAACCGCCGCACCGCCGTCAAGTCCTGCCACAACGCTGGCAAGAGCTGGACCGCGGGCATGCTTGCGGCGTGGTGGATCGACGTCCACCCGCCCGGCGAAGCGTTCGTCGTCTCCACCGCGCCCTCCTATCCCCAGGTTCACGCGATCCTCTGGGAAGAGATCCGCAAGACAGTGCCGCTCGCCGCGGCCATGGGCGAACCCCTTCCCGGCAGGGTGCTCCAGTCCGACGAATGGAAGCTGGACGACGGCACCTTGGTCGGGTGGGGCCGTAAGCCAGCCGACACCGACCAGCACGGCTTCCAAGGCGTCCATCGCCGCTACATGCTGGTATTGCTGGACGAGGCATGCGGCATCCCCGAACAGCTCTGGGTGGCCGTCGAAGCGATCACGACCGGTGCCGACTGCCGGATTCTTGCCATCGGCAACCCGGACGACCCGAACACCGAGTTCGGCAACGTGTGCAAACCAGGGAGCGGCTGGAACGTCATCCGCGTCTCCGGGTTCGACACGCCGAACTTCACCGACGAGCCGTTCCCGGAGCATCTCCGCCCGTTGATGCTGTCGCCGGAGTGGGTGGAGGACAAGAAACGCCGGTGGGGCGAAACATCGCCCCGCTACGTGTCGAAGGTGCTGGGAGAGTTCCCCGAGGTCGGCGACGACACGCTCATCTCGCCTCGCTGGATTGAGGCCGCCCAGCAGCGCACCTTGCAGCCGGGACCGGTGAGCGTGCTCGGCGTGGACGTGGCCCGGTTCGGCTCCGACCGGTCGGTGTTCTGCCTCGCCCGCGGACCGGTTGCCCGCATCGTCGGCGACCATGCCCACGCCCGCACCACCGAGACCACGGGCAAGGTGATCGCCGCCAAGCGCGAACACGGCGTGGACGAGATCCGCGTCGATGGCGTAGGCGTCGGTGCCGGCGTCGTGGACGAGCTCCTGGAAGCAGGGCATGACGTCATCGACATGCAATCCGGAGCCGCGGCTGTCGATCGGGAGCATTTCGCGAACGCCCGTGCCGAATGGTGGTGGGGCCTGCGGGAGCGGTTCGAGCAGGGCGACATGGACCTCGACGGCGAGGACGACGAACTCGCCGCCCAGCTCGGCGCGATGAAGTACCGGTTCACCGCACGCGGCCAGATCATCATCGAGTCGAAGGACGAGATGAAGAAGCGCGGCCTACCGTCGCCGGACCGGGCCGACTCGGTGATGCTCGCCTACGGCCACGTGCCGCCCCCTGACGAGATCGTCGATGGCGATGATCTCGACGATGAGCTGGCAGTGAGTATCAGCCCTTACTGAGCGAGGAGGCATCGTGGGTATCGCCTCCCGCCTACAGGAAGCGTTCTACCGGGCTACCGGCCGTACCGAGCTCGCTGAGGTTGTCCGGGCTGAGCGGCAGACGGTCGAGCACCTCCAGGAGACGATCGCCGACCTCGAAGCCCGGATGTACGAGCCGGGCTGGCAGAGGCTTACCGCGTTCGCCGAGCAGCAGTTCACCCGTCAGGGGCTCCAGCAGATCACCGCGGTGTGCCGCGTGATGGCCTTGAAGTCGCCTTTGATCAAGCGCGGCCTGAGCTTGCGGAACGCGTACGTGTGGGGTCAGGGCGTCCAGATCTCCGCCCGGGCGAACGGCAAGCAGCGACGGCAGCAGGACGTCAACGCCGTGATCCAGGCGTTCCTCGACGACGAGGGCAACCGCCGCGTGTTCTCCTCCCCGCAGGCCTGGGAGGAGACCGAACGCCAGCTCGGCACGGACGGCAACGTCTTCTACGCCCTCTTCACCTCGCCTCGCACCGGCCGTGTGCAGGTCCGCTCCATCCCGTGGGACGAGATCACCGACGTCGTCACCAACCCCGACGACTGCAGCGAGCCCTGGTTCTACCGCCGCGAGTGGTGGGAGGACCGGCGCCTCGACGGCGGACTCCAGCAGGTGCGCAGGATCGCCTACTATCCGGCGCTCGGCTACAACCCTCGCTTCAAGCCTCCACGGCTGAACTTCCCCTACTACGGCGACAACGCGCTGGCCGAGGTGTACTGGGACGCCCCCGTCTACCACGTGAAGGTGAACGGGCTGAAAGGCTGGAAGTTCGGCCTGCCGGACGCGTACGCGGCGATCGACTGGGCGCAGGCGTACAAGACGTTCCTCGAAGACTGGGCCACCCTGATCAAGGCGCTGTCCCGGTTCGCCTGGAGGCTGACCAGCAAGGGCAGCAAGCAGGCCGCAGCCCGAGCCCGCATCGCCGCCGCGCCCAGCACCGACAGGTTCACCGGCGAACCCCAGCGCGCCGGCGCGACCGCGCTCATGACGCCGGACATGGCGTTGGAGGCCATCCCCAAGTCCGGTGCGACGATCGACTCCGAGTCCGGCCGTCCGCTCGCCGCCATGGTGGCCGCCGCGCTGGACGTGCCGGTGACGATGCTGCTCGGCGACCCCGGCACCACCGGCGCCAGAGCGACCGCGGAGACGCTGGACTCGCCGACCGAACGCGGCATGGACCTGCGCCGGTCGGTCCACACCGAGGCGCTGCGGGCGATCCTTAACTACGTCATCGACCAGGCCGTCAAGGCTCCGCAAGGCTCCCTGAAGGGGACGGTCAGGCGGGACGAGGACGGCCGCGAGGTCGTCGAGCTCGACGGCGACACAGACCGGGCCATCGACGTCTCATGGCCTGACATCCAGGACATCGACCCGGCTGTGGTGGTCGAGTCCATCGTCAAGGCCGACTCGACGTCCTACCTGCCGCCGCTGGTGGTCGCCCGTCTCCTCCTGGAGGCGTTGGGCGTCACAGATGTGGACGAGATCCTCGACCGGCTGACCGGTGATGACGGCGAATTCCTCCCGCCCGAAGGAGCGGGAGGCCGGGCAGGGCAGGCAGCCGTGGATGCGTTCCGCCGCGGCGATGACCCAGCGATGGCGCTCGGCGGAGGAGACCCCGAACCCAAGCAGCCCGAGCAGCCTGAGGACGAAGAGGAACCACCCGAAGACGACCAGGCCGACACCTCCGAGGATGACGAGGAGGAGTAGAGCATGGCGATCACAGCAGACACGCTGCGGATCGCCGAGCAGCTCCGCCGCCAGGTCGGCTCCATCGTGGACGGTGTCACGAGGAGCCTGACAGCGGCGTGGGTGAGGGCGTGGGATGAGGTGGTGTTCGAGGTCGTCGCAGCCATCGGCGAACTCCTCCAGGCGGGGAATGGGAACTGGCCAACGCGCCGGCAGATCGAACGCACCGCCCGCGCGGTGAGGGCTCTGGACGTGATCGGCCAGACTCTTGAACGCCTCGCCGCCCTGACGCGGTCCCAGACGGTCACAGGCGCCACAGAGGCGGCGCGGCTGGGGTTCCAGACCCAGGGCGACCTGATCGCCTCACAGCTCCCGTACGGGTCCACGCAGGCGTACGCGGCCCGCTACCAGCGGCAGCAACCGGACGCCATCGACGCCATCGTCCGCCGTACGGCCGAGCAGATCAATGCCCGGCGCTGGCCCCTCGCCGAAGAGGCCACCCGGCGGATGAAGCAGGAGCTGATCAGGGGCGTCGTGGTCGGGGACAACCCGCGCGAGGCTGCTGCCCGGATGACGCGCAACCTCGAAGGCGCCTTCAATGGGGGTCTCACGAGGGCGCTCAACCTGGCACGGACCGAGATCTTGGATTCTCATAGAGCGGCGGCCGAGGTCGGCCAAGAGCAACACGAGGACGTCCTTGAGGGCTGGGTGTGGCACGCCGAGCTCAACAACAGCCGGGGGCGCACGTGCCCCTCGTGCTGGGCGCTTCATGGGAAGATCTTCCCGTTAAGCGTTCCGGGGCCGATCGACCACCAGCAAGGCCGCTGCTCCCGCACTCCCAAGACCAAGTCGTGGGCGGATCTCGGGTTCGAAGGCATCGACGAGCCCGACGACCTCATCCCCGACGCACGCGCCATCTTCGACGCGCTGCCTGAATCCGAGCAGGTGGCCATCATGGGCCGCGCTCGCCTCGATCTCCTCCGCTCGGGAGAGGTCACGTGGGAGGACCTGTCCGAGCTTCGCACCACCCCTGAATGGCGTGACTCGTGGGGCGTCCGACCTGTCAAGGACCTGGAGCGGATCGCCCGCGAAAGAGAGCGGCACGCCGCCTGATCTACAGCAGACGCTTCCACAAGGTTTGGCTGAACTGGCGCTCGTAAGCCTGCATCGCTGGAGTGTCGATCATGAAGCCCTGATCCAGACGCAGGACCGGGTTGCCGACCACAGTGACCGTGTCGCTGAGTCCATGCACCCTCACTGCGGCGCGAACGTAATCAACGCGGTCTGGGTGGACGACGATCGCGCGCTTGCCGTCACCTTCGATCTGCTGCCAGAACCGCACGTCATCCCAAGCGCGGCCGATCTCCTTGAACCCGCTCACGGCTTCATTCTCCCGCTTCGACGCCTGGAGAGTCTCATGTCCGTCCCTCAACTGCTCGTCGTCATCGCCGCCCTGTGCCTGTTCGGCGCCGCCATCTACGCCGCCGTGAACAAGGCGTGGATCGCCGCTCTCGTCTGCACAGCGGGCTGCCTGCTCGTGTTCGCCGGCTTCCTGCCTGACATCACCTGACCTGGAGGTCCACCATGCCCGAACAGCAGGCGCTTACCGGGCGCGTGCCGTTCACGGTGGCACCAGGCATGGCGGAGGGCCGCCACTCGTGGGATCCGTCCGAGCACCCACGTGATGGGGACGGGAAGTTCTCCAACAAGGGCGGCTCGTCCGACAGCAGTGACAGCCGTGGTATGCCGTCCACGCTGGCCCGCTCCACGGTGTCGTTGGCGCGCGGCGGCGACGCGAGCCTGGAACGCCACGACAACGGCGACGTCTCACTCGGCTCCGGCAACTCGTCTAAGCGTCTGTCGCGCAAGCAGGTGGCAAGGCTGCTGGACACGCTGGCGCTGGCTGACGACTGGGATCCCGCAGACAACGAGACTCTCCCCGACGTCGGCACCATCACGCGGGAACGGTCAGGGGTGCGCCTCGACCTCGACGACGGCCCCTCCTTGTCGCTGACCGCGCGGGACGTGGCCCGCATGGAGCGCGCGCACGAGCAGCTCGGCAAGGCGTCCCGCGTCGACACCGGCAACGGCGACATCGACGTCTACCCGGACGGGAAAAAGATCGCCTTCCGGCATCTGGGAGACGACGGCCGCCCGGTCGAAGTGGCGTTCAACCGATCCTCTGTAGAAAAGATCACGTCAGCGATTGACCGGATCATCGACGACATGGACGACCCCGACAGCCCAGCCCGGGACGTCCACACCAAGACCGTGTCCACGAACGCCGGCAAGGTGCAGATCGAGCTGGCAGGCGGCTGGGGCAAGCCCGGCAGCAGCCTGGTGATCTCCCCGGTGGACGGCGGCGAGTGGGGCATCGTCATCGACGGCCCCCGCCAGAACGAGTGGAGCCGCGCAGTGACCGACGT